ATGACACCTTGCGCGCAATCGGCCCAGGATCGCGCTGGAAGGGCCTCGGCCCTTCGCCGCTACCTCCCTAGCGGCCGACCCCGCCGCACGCATCCAGCGCCTTCCCAGCGCCTTCCAGAGGGCCGTTTGAACGCCGATGGCGGCACGCTGCCCGTCAGCGCGCCCCGTGCAGATTGCGCTTGCAGCGCAGCCCCGACCCGTGGCAAGAGGTCGGACATTCGTCAGCGCGCCTGGCGGATGGGGTCTGCCGGCCTTCGCAGCCGCAAAAACCTAGGCAGATCAACCGGTACACGGCGGTACAGCGGTGGTACGCTGAGTTGTACCGGCCAATTCACTGATATCCCTGGCAAAAGTGCGACCGGTACGGCGGTACAGGCGTTTTGCGCCTTCTCCTGTTTTTCGCTATACGCGCGCGTGAGGCTGTACCGGTGTACCGGTTGGCAGATAGATCAATCTAATCAAGCACTTAGAGCGGTACATGGTGCGGTACATCAACGGTACACCGTACCGCCCCCCCTGAGGGGTGGAAGTGAGCATAGACAAGGGGTTAGCTATGCCGCGCGGCGGGCCGGTTGAGGGGGTCGCCGCCGTTTTGGCGGCCACATTCGACCCCGCGGAAGCGCCGGTGCCGGCGGGCGAGCAGCTCGCGCTGCTGCCGGGCGGCCAGGCCGAGGAGGCGCGGGCCGAGCTGGTCGAGCAGCCCTCGCGCGGCCGGCCCAAGGGCTCGAAGAACCGGCGGACCGAGGAGTGGGCGCGCTACGTCACCAGCCGCTACGGCTCGCCGCTGGAAGCGCTCGCGCGGGTCATGCACGGCGGCCCGGCCGAGCTGGCGCGGGAGCTCGGCGTGAGCCAGGTCGAGGGGTTCGACCGCTGGCTGCGGGTGGCTGAGGCCCTGCTGCCCTACGTCCACGGCAAGCAGCCGACGGCGGTGACCCTCGACGGGGCCGCGCCCGCGCCGGTCGTGCTGCAGGTCACCCCCGACGCTGCGATGCGCATGGCGGCCTCGCCCGAAGAGGCGATGGGCGTTCTGAAAATCGCGCTCGATCAAGGGCTTAGCGACGCGGAGGCGCGCCAGTCTAACGACGCGGAGTCTAACGATGCGCGCTGAACCCGCAGAAAACCGCCATTTCCGCGCGGTCAAGCGTCTGATCGCCAATCAGTCGCTCGCGCCTGGCGCGCAGGCCTGCTCGCGCGCCGATCTCACGCGCGGGGGGGGCTTGCGCGCGCGCCGGGTTGCGAACGCACGCGACCCCCGGGGGGGCAAAACCGGGCCCACCTCGCGCGTCGCCGCCCCTCTGTCCGTCAAGCGTGAAAGAATAACCGACCCCCGACCAGCGGGGGGCGCGGGACCATCCCGGGCAGCGGGTGGGGGCATGGGGGCATGAGCCAGGCCGCCACCACCTTCCGCGCGCCCGGGCCCATCAGCGCGGCCTTCCTGGAGAACACGCACGAAATCTCGGTGCTGTGGGGGCCGGTCGGGTCGGGCAAGACCATCACCGCGCTCATGCGCGGCCTGGTCGCGTCCTACTTCGCCCAGCCCGAGCGCGACGGCGTGCGCCGCGTCAAGGGCGCGGTGATCCGCCGCACCTTCCGCGACCTCTGGTCCACCACCATCCCGAGCTGGTGGGCCTGGATCCCGCAGAGCTCCGGCCGCTGGACCGGCGGCAAGGACGAGCCCGCCACCCACGAGCTGGTGCTGAACCATCCCGATGGCGGGCGCGTCGAGCTGATCGTCGAGTTCAAGGCCTTCGGCGAACAGCGCCTGGAGGAGGCGCTGCGCGGCTGGGAAGGGTCGTGGGCCTATGTCGACGAATGCGACCTGCTGGACGAGCGCGCGCTGCCCTGGCTGCTGTCGCGCTGCGGCCGCTACCGCCTGGCGCAGCAGGTCGACCCCGAGCGCAATCCGCCGCGCCGGCTGGTCTGGGGCACCTGCAACGCCACCGACACCGACCATTGGCTCTACCGCGACATGGTCGAGCAGCCGCGCGAGGGCGTGAAACTGTTCCGCCTGCCAGGCGGCCTCGATCCCAACGCGGAGCGGCCGCCCGGCATCACCCGCGACTACTACGAGACCCTGCGGCGCACCATGCAGCCCTGGGAGGCGCGGCGGTTCGTCGACGCGCTGCCTGGGTATTCGCGTGACGCCGACCCGGTCTTCCCCGAGTTCAACCCCGCCCACCACGTCGCCAGCGAGCCGCTGCGGCCCATCCCGTGGCGGCCGCTGGTGATCGGCATTGACGCGGGCGGCACGCCCGCCGCCACCTTCTGGCAGCGCGACACGGCGGGCCAGTGGCGCGGCCTCGCCGAGCTGGTCGCACCGCCCAGCGGTGTGATGGGACCCAGGCGCTTCGGCGAGGCGCTGGCGCAACTCCTTGCCGAGGAGTTCCGCGAGGTCGAGCCGAAGTCGATCGTCGGCGTGGCGGACCCCGCCGCGGCGTATGGCGCCGACCGGCTGGCCGGCGACGACGACTGGATCGAGACCGTCGCGCGCGTGGCGCGCATCCGGATCATCCCCGCGCCGACCAACAAAATCACGCCGCGGCTCGAAGCCATCCGCCGCCCGCTGACCACGTGGATCGACGGCGTGACACCTAGCCTGATCCTGTCGCCGACGATGAAGCGGACGCGCCGCGCGCTGGAGGCCGACTACCGGTTTCGCCGCGTCGCCATGGGGCCGGGCCAGTGGCGGCGCGAGGACGTGCCCGACAAACACAGCCCGAACGGCGCGAGCCACATCGCCGACAGCGTGCAATACGCGCTCTTGCACCTCGGCGGCTATGCCGAGGCCAAGGCGCGCGACCCGCGCCCGACCGCGCGCTTCACCGCGCCCATCGTCGCCACCACCGGCTTCCGCGTGTGAGGAGAACCCCACCATGCCCGTGACCACCATCAAGCTCGACCCCGGCCAGACGCACCACCGCCGCGGCAGCGACGGCGAGCTGCAGCCGAAGCCCGCCGCCGTCGGCTTCGCCGACGAGGCCGACCCCAAGCCAGGCGAGAAGCTGCCGCCCTCGGCCAACCCGGACTTCATCGACGGCCCGCCGCCGCCGCGCCCGACGCTGACCATCACGCTGCAGCCGCGGCATCACGACTGGCTGCTGATGGCGGCCGCGCGCGAGGGCCGCAGCCCCGAGAGCATGGCCGAGGCGCTGGTGCGCCAGGCCTACGCGGCCGATCCGCTGCGCGTGCGCTCCACCCTGCCGCAGGGGCCGGGCCAGCCGGCCGGGACGGCGCGGCGATGAAGCCCCCGCCGGTCGCGGTGCCGCCCGAGGACGGCGCGGGCGGCGTGGAATACCTGCCCGTGCCCGACCTGACGCCGGAGGAGGTCGCCACCTTCGACGCGGCCCGCCGCGTGCTGGGCGTCACCGAGGGCGAGCTGGTGGCGATCGGCCGCGCCTGGTGGGACAGGACCGGCCGGCACCTGATCCGCGCGCCGGAGTGGCGCAACCCGGACGCGGGCATCCAATCCCGCATCACGCGCGGCCTGCCGTTCGAGCAGCTCACCCCGATCGAGCAGCAGCGGGTGACGATTGCCTGCTGGCTGCACAAGATCGCGCCGGCGCTGCAGGCGGGCCAGCCGCTCGATCCGCTGCACCGGGGGCATTGAGCGCGCCATGTGGTTTGTCGGCTTCCCGACGCACGAGAGCCGGGTTGCCCCGCGCGGTGGCTGGCGCTGGTGGCGCTGGTTCACCCGGCCGGGCTACCGGCATGTCTGCGCCTGGTGCCCCGCCGCCGATGGTGGCACGCTGTTCGTCGATCCGCTGGCCGGCGGCCTGGTGGTGGAACACTTCCCGCAGCCCGTCGAGTGGGTGACCCGGCACTTCGTCGACGCCGCCGTCTGGACGCTGGCCTATCCGTCCGCGCCCGCCAGTGTGCATCGCCGCCCGCCGCTGCGCCCGCTGCTGACCTGCACCGAGGTCGTCAAGGCCGCCATCGGCCTGCGCGCCTGGTGGGTGATCACGCCGCGCCAGCTCGCGCGCGCCCTGCAACGCCGCGGCGCCGTGCCCGTGCTGCCGCTCACCTCGCTTCCCTCCAGCCGCACAGGAGTCTGACCATGGGAGCCCTCTTCTCGTCCCCCAAGCCACCACCGGGGCCGGACCCGAACCTGATCGCCGCGCAGCAGCAGCAGCTTGCCGACGAGCGCAAGCGCGCCGAGCGGCTTGAGGCGGAAAAGCAGAGCCGCCTGCGCGCCCTGCTGGGGCGCGGCATGGGCCGCGTCACCCTGCTCGGCGGCCCCGAATACGGCGTGCCCGACCCCGCTACCGCCGGCGCGGAGAAGCTCGGATGAGCGCGCGTCTTCCCGCGCTCGCCGAGGCCGAAGCCAAGGCGCTGCTCAAGCGCTCGAAGGCGGCCTTCGCGCGGCTCGATCGCTACATGGCGACGTTCCGCGACATCGTCGAGCTCGCCATGCCGCAGCGCGATGCCGTCACCGGCAAGGCGGAAGGTCAGGAACGCACCACCGCGATCTACGACAGCACCGCCTGCTACGGCACAAGCCGCTTCGCCAACCGCGTGGTGCAGGCGATGTTCCCCGCGCAGGAGCGGTGGGCGGAGCTGCGCCTCTCCGTGCCCGAGCTCGACGAGGCTGATGAGGCCGACCGCGAGGCGCTGCAGATCCGCCTCGACGCGGTCAACCGGCTGATCTTCCAGGCCATCCGCGAAAGCAACTTCGACCTGGCCATCGTCGAGGCCGCGCACGACCTGGCCGCCGGCACCATGGCGCTGCTGGTCGAGCCGGGCCGCGCCGCCGGCGGCTGGGGCGCCGCGTCCTTGCGCTTCCAGGCCGTGCCGATCGGCGCGGTGGCGATCGAGGACGGCCCCTTCGGCACGGTGGGCGCGGCGTTCCACAAGCAGCGCCTGGCCGCGCGGCTGATCCGCCCCACCTGGCCCGATGCCGAGCTCGACGCCGACCTTGCCCGCAAGGTGGAGCAGAAACCCGACGACGAGGTCGAGCTCTTGCACGCCACCGCCTACGACTACGACCGCCAGGCCTGGCGCATCGCCGTGCTGCACAGGACGCACGTGGTGGTGGACCGCGCCGCGCGCGCCTGCCCGTGGATCATCGTGCGCTGGATGCGAACGCCGGGGCAGATCTACGGCTACGGGCCGCTGACCATGGCGCTGCCCGACATCCGCACGCTGAACAAGGCCAAGGAGCTGACGCTGCAGAACGCGGCGCTGAACGTCGCCGGCGTGCACACGGCGGTGGACGACGGCGTGCTGAACCCGCTGACCATCCGCTTGACGCCAGGCGCCATCATTCCGGTGGCGTCGAATGGCGGGCCGCGCGGGCCGTCGCTCGCGCCGCTGCCGCGCTCGGGCAGTTTCGACCTGAGCCAGATCGTGATCGAGGAGCTGCGGCGCGACATCCGCGCCGCCCTCTTCGACATTCCGTTGCCGGACCAGATCAGGTCGAACGTGTCGGCGACCGAGATCGAACAGCGCATGGCCGAATACAACCGCCAGACCGGCG